CTCCACCCAAAGGTTGGCTTGACCCAACCCTCTCGAGAGAGAGGGGGGTTGGGACCACCCTCCTGTTAGCTGGTGCCAACAGGAACCCAACGTTTCCTAATTAGGGAACGTTTTCTCACGACAAATCCGCTCTCCCAGAATGTTTCTGGGGACGGCTTCTCCACAAAGTATTGGAGAAGGTTTGCGTGAGTCTCACGCTTGCGCCGAACATCCATGTTCATGGCCACCAGGCCAAGGACTTCATTGCGGTGAAGGCGACGGTTGTAACGCCGTTTGCCTCCCCCAACAATGCCTGGAAAGTAGGACCATAGCGTGAGGCAGCCCAGTTCCTCAGTCGTTCTCGGGAGCAAGCTCCTGATCTCGGCTGGGATCTGACGCTCCATCGCCTCAGCTAAAAGTGGAAATCCCTTACGGGATGCGTTTTTACAAACGTCCACCCAGCTAACGATAGAGTCGGCTGCTGTGCCTAGTGTCAGGTCACGCAGATAGAGGGGTGTCACATCGACACCCATATAAGCGTCCATTCCGCAACTTTCGCGGAAGTGACCGACCGTGTGTGTTTTTGCACGGTTCACCTTTAACCCAAGATAGGTTAGGGCGGACACTAGTGAGGGAACTGCAGAGGACGGAAGAATAATGTCGTCCCCGTAGACCCGTATACTCCTGGCTTCTAGAAGGATGTTTTGGTATGTTACCTTAGCACCCTTTTCGAAAAGCGCGCAGGCTATCGATACGATAGCATACACGATACTCTGCACAGGAAAAGTCGTCCCGTTACCCATAGGGGCGTACTTCTTCAAAATCATGAAGAAGGGCTCGCCGCGCTTGGTAGCATTCACTAGCCACCTTGAGCGACAAGCATGCAGAGCTCTTAAGATCTCGGGTTGAGATCGAAAGAGCCTCTCAACGACCCAGCAGGAAAGACGATCAGACGCTGCGGAAAGATCCACAGTCGCAAGATCACCTGACCTGGAGGCTTCAAGGCACAAGAGCTTTGATGGTTCTTGATTCTTGAAGTCTATGGATAAACGCAAAGGTTCCGGCAAGTTATACCGGAACCAATCCATCAGTCCAAGTTGTATGTACTGATGTGACGCGGGCTCTGATGCAATCATGCGTGGCCCTTTAAGGGTCTTCGGTACAGCAAGTAGCCGTACTGGAGGTTCAGAGGGCTTCGGCATTCTAACATCAGTGCCGGTGAGGTCCTCCCTTGATTGCCCAAAATAGGAGAAAGGAAAATAATTCTCCAACTTAGGCGACCAGGTAGGAAAGTGGTATTTGTCTACACCACGACCCCCATCGGCTACTGCCCCGGGTCCATGCTTGGGTTCTATACGACGCCAGTCAATAAGCTTGCGCTTATTTGTAGTAAACTGCGATATAATGCGGTCTGCTACTGACTCAATGCACCTTAGAAGGGGTGCGGGGGTGTATTCCCGGTCGTTTGGGAACATACCTGTGTCGTCTCCGTAACCGTCGAGGATTGACAAACGCTCATCTGGAAACTCCAGAACGTCCGACAGCCAACTAAGGCTAAAAGGCCGTAGAGCATTATCAATATCCCGAAAAGCTTCAACCTCAGCAAGTACTGTAGCATGGCTACATTCCTTTCGCACCTTCTTCGACAGATAGAGAACCTGCCGAAGAAAGCGAATAGCTGAGATATTAGCGGGATCACGGAGGAACCCTTGCTCGTCAAATATCTGGTCTATTAGTCCAGACAGGAACTCCCGTCTGCACTGGCGACTCTTCCCGAAACTTTCAGGTAGAGTGCCGGACCAGAGTCTACCACTTGACAAGGCTTGGTCTATGACCTTCCCTGCCTCAGGCATATCAATCATGATGAAAGATATACCTCTGGTAGTGACGAGCTTCTCTAGCCATAAATAATCCATGGTCAGAGAAGTGCGCAGATCCTCATCCCACGCGACGATGTCCAAAAACAGCGCAGCGTAGAGCGAGAGATCTGACACGGAGTTGGCCTTTTTCATGCTAGCTCCTTTCGAAGGTAGACATGACCAACCAGATCCGACCAAAAGACTTCACCTCGGATCATACCTTTACAAGGTATGTATTAAACTCCACGTAAGCCAGATTATTCCTATCCAAAGGAATAAGGAGATTGAAACTCCTAAGAAGGCAGTCTTCACGACTGCCGACCGACTAGCTTCGTGATGTTCGCATCGCTGAGGAAATCCACCAAACTTTCGGTGACATCCTCTGATGCTTCCGAGTCCTGGGCAGCTCCATCAGTTCTGATGGAACACCAGGCTGAGGCTCGCCTCTTGAACAAAGTCGTGGTGGCATCGAAATGATCGATGTCAACTCGACAAAGGTGAGACTCTCCATCTCCGCCGACAGCGGGTACCGTATGCTTGATCGTCAGAGTGATGGTCAAGTTGGTCCCAATGCCGTACCAAGATGATGTGAAGTTTCCTTGGCCAACACGATTGAGGGTAACGTTACCCCCGTCGTAGGCAAAGGTAATCGGGTCTGTAAATGCCATGTCAGTTCTCTTTCTAACCGGCGATATCACATCGCTGGATTGAGCACTGGCGTTTAACGCTTAAGTGCCCTTGCCGTAATCAATGCCCCCAGGTTCGCCAGCATACCGGACGTTAAGACCGGTCTGTATGCGAAGAAGGGAGTGGGATTGGCATAGACGTTTCTCCTCTTGGTGACCTGTGTCATATGGTCACCCCCGTTCCAGGTCAAACCTAGTTCGGACCTCTTATTCTCCAGTGTGGAGACGGCTTCTGATCTGTGCATGATGCACATGCTGGTACACTTCCAGGCAAGTTGTCCGCCTGTTGCGTCTAGCATGTCACCTATGTTGAACAGATAGTCGACGAGCCACGACCATGGAATAGCATTCCATAATGTCGCTGGCCGCATATTGAGGCCGAGGACGTTCCGTAGTAAGAACTCCGGAATATCCTCAGGAGGGGGCAAGTCTTCTGTAATCTTCATTCTTGAAGACATCCAGTACTTGTCCGAGGTGGTAGTCACTTCCGTAGAACGTAGGCCATACTGGCCGTATCCGTTCGGGAGTAGATTGTATTCACCTCCAGAAACGCGGGATTGAGATTTACCGAGTGATCGGTGCATCGAAACCCCACTATCACGTGCTTTCTTAAGGTACGTGAGCCTCTGATTCATTGCTTTAGTCAAATCGATGAGATTTGATAGATCGCTGAGCAGAGGCGCCCACCCAAAGCTATACGCGAGGTACCCATTGGGTACATCGCGGGGATGTAATCTTCTAGAGAGTACATGCCCTAAATCCCTAAGCATACTTGGAAACTCTCGCAATTCAAACAAGAAAAGCGGAGCGTCTAGTAGAGGCTTATTCGGATTTATATTAGCTAAGCCTTTTGTCACCAGATAGTTCCACGGCGTTGCCGAGGTATCTGGACAGTAGACATAATGGCTTCGATTGTACGGGTTCCAGTTTGTATAAACGTAGAGCCACGGCCAATCGTACGGTGCTGTCCCATTCAGACGAATGGGCACAACCGTGTACTTGGACAACGATAGATTGTTGTCCGGGTACGGAGGTGAGCTAGTCCAGTCATCACAAATTTCCTTCCCTGACTCCGCTACTGGCGCACTAGGCTCTAGGCCACCTGGATATATGCCAAAGATAAATCCTTGAGCATGTCCAGGAATAGCCAAAGAGGTAGTCCTAGCGCGATGTCGCGGTGCCATGGGGAAACTCGCATTGAATACGGGGAGTCATTATGAACTCTAACTTCTTCACAGAAGCTAGAGCGGAGCCCTCATTTGAGG